CTGCTTCAAATTTTTCAGGTTATACTTATGTAAACTGGGTATGGAGAGGTTCAGACTCATCTCCTGTATCTAACACAGACGGAACAATAACATCTACTGTATCTGCTAATACAAACTCTGGATTTAGTGTGGTGACATATACAGCAACAGGTAATGGAAGTGATACAGTAGGTCATGGTCTTGGTGTAGCACCTAAAGTTGTTATATTAAAATCAAGAAGCACTACAGGTGATTGGATTTATTATACAACTCAAATAGATGGTTCACTAGACTATTTATATTTAAATCAAACTGCCGCAAAAGCAAATAGTGGTTGGACAGCACCATCATCTACAGTATTTCCTCCAAGTAACACAGCAAATGGAACTACAATGGTTGCCTACTGCTTTGCAGAAGTAGAAGGTTTTAGCAAGATAGCAACTTACACAGGTAATGGTTCTGCTAATGGTCCATTTGTATACACAGGGTTTAGACCTGCGTTTGTGATGTTCAAACGAACAGATACTACTAATAGCTGGGCTATGCTAGATGTCGCTAGGTCTCCTTATAATGATGTTGACGATTTCTTATATGCAGATCTTAGTGATGCTGAATATGCAAATACTTCTTCAGATATAGACTATTTATCTAATGGATTTAAGTTGAGAAGCGTAGGTGCTGCTGTAAACGCATCAGGTGGAACATATATTTACATGGCATTTGCCGAAAACCCATTCAAACATTCTTTAGCGAGGTAATTATGTATAAACTAGGAAACTTAACACTCAGAATTGGAAGGTCATTCACAGTAGGTGATGTGATGTATCCTTCTAATTGGTTACAAAAATCAACAGAAGCAGAAAAGACTGCTATTGGTATTACATGGGTAGATGACCCTGTTCTAGCCGATGACAGATTTTACTGGAGTGGTGACATCAACAATCCAAAAGCATTGGAAGATAAACTAGAAACAAAAGAAGATGGCACACCACTCTATGAACAAAAGTGGAATCCTGATACAGAACAAATGGAAGATACAGATGTTCAGGTGGTAACTAAAGGTCTGAAGTCTACGATGATTGCACAAGTGAAACATACAGCAGGCACTATGCTTGCATCTACTGACTGGTATGTAACTCGTAAAGTAGAACGCAATGTAGACATTCCAACAGATGTAGTAGCGAAACGATTAGCGATCGTTGCAGAATCAGAAAGATTAGAAACTGCAATCAAAGCAGTTACATCTGTAGAAGCATTAATTGAGGTAATGCAATCACATAACTGGGGTAAATAATGACAACTCCAAAGGAAGTAGAACAACGACTAAACTCGCATGAAGAACTGTGTGCCGAAAGGTACGCTAATATTCATGCTCGTATAGACAAAATAGAATCTGTTCTTAATAAACTTCTTTGGACTATCATTGTAGGTTTTGGTAGTATTGTAGGATCAAGTATTATAATTAATAAAGTAAATGCAGTAGAAATTATAACAAGGATATTTTAATGTTATCTAGAATATGTCAATTATTAAGGAGAAAAATACATGGGTTTAACGTTCCATTTGATTTCAATTTGTGTGATACTCGTGGCTTACGAAATTATCCGAAATCCACTCCTCGCTCTAAAAGAAACTATACAAATAAAGATAAAGAATGTCCTTATAAAATTGAGCGACTTACTGAAGGAGATTGCATCTAAATGATGTGGGGACCTGTTATTAGTGTAGTAAGTTCTGTATTAGACAAAATTATACCTGACAATAATGCAAAAGAAAAAGCAAAAGCAGAAATTGAAAAAGCTCTTATTGACAATGCAGCACAGATTAATCTTACTCAGGCTGAAACGAATAAAATCGAAGCTAGCCATCGCTCTATTTGGGTTAGTGGTTGGCGTCCTTTCCTTGGTTGGGTCTCTGGGTTTGGTTTTGCTTGGGTGTTTGTTTTATCCCCATTGGCTCAATGGGTGTGTGCATTACTTGGCATTACTATAACATTACCTCAATTACAAACAGATGTATTAATGGAATTAACTTTAGCCATGCTTGGTCTTGCAAGTTTAAGAACTTGGGAAAAAAGCAAGGGCTTAACTAAATGAAGTTATCAGAACATTTTACATTAAATGAATTTACAAGATCTCAAACAGCTTCACGATATGGGATAGCTAACACTCCTAATGAAGAGCAAATAGAGAATTTAAAAACTTTAGCGAAAGGGTTAGAAGATGTTAGGACTAAGCTTGGTGGTAATCCTATTAATATTAGTAGTGGTTTTAGGTGTGAGGCTCTCAATGATCGTTTGGGGTCAAAAAGAACAAGCAGACATATACTTGGTCTTGCTGCTGATTTTACTTGTGATCGTTATGGCGATGTCGATGATGTATTTTCAGTTTTGGCTGATTCATCTATTGAATTTGATCAATTAATTTTAGAGTATGATGCTTGGATACATATCTCTTTTCCTAAAGAAGGAGATAAAGCTTTAAGACAAGTATTAATTATTGATAAAAATGGAGTACATTATGCCCCTTAAGAAAGGTAAATCACAAAAGACTATTTCTGCAAATATTCGTAAAGAAATGAAAGCAGGTAAACCACAAAAACAAGCTATTGCTATTGCATTATCAAAAGCAGGTAAAAGTAAGAAAAGGAAATAATATGGCTAAAGACTCTAGACTAGAAAAAGCAGGAGTATCAGGTTATAACAAACCTAAACGTACTCCAGGACATCCTACTAAATCTCATGTTGTTGTAGCTAAAGTAGGAGATAAAGTTAAAACAATTAGGTTTGGACAACAAGGTGTACGAGGTGCAGGTAAAAATCCTACGTCTGCTAAAGACAAAGCACGTAAGAAATCTTACTATGCAAGACATAATGCACAAGATCCAAATCCAAGTAAATTAAGTGCTCGTTATTGGAGTCATAAAGTTAAATGGTAGACGACAGTCCTTGTACTGGGGATTGTCGTATGATAAATGTAGCAGGTAAAGCAAGATGTAGATCATGTTACAGAGATTATGATGATCTAGAACATTGGTTGTATATGACAAGAGAAGCTAGACTAGAAAGGATGAAACAACTTGAAAACGAAAAGCAAAACAAAAAGTAAAGTTAATCAAGCAGGTAATTATACAAAACCTACAATGCGTAAACGTTTATTTGAAAAGATTAAAGCAGGTAGTAAAGGTGGTAATCCTGGACAATGGTCAGCTCGTAAAGCTCAATTACTTGCTAGTGAATATAAAAAAGCAGGAGGAGGTTATAAATAATGGCTCTTGCTAAATCACAAAAGAGTTTAAAAGCTTGGACTAAACAGAAGTGGAGAACTTCTGATGGTAGTAAAAGTGAAGGAAAGAAAAGATACTTACCTGATGCAGCATGGAAAGCATTAAGTTCTTCTGAAAAGAAAGCTACTAATGCAGCTAAAGCAGAAGGTAAACGTAAAGGTAAACAATTTGTTGCACAGCCTAAATCAATAGCTAAAAAAACAGCTAAATATAGAAAGAAATAAATGAGTCAAATTGACCAAATTAGACAAGCAGCAGAAGAAGACTTACTAACGTTTATTAAATTAGTAGCTCCTCATTTAATGATGGGAGCTATTCATGAAGAATTAATACAATGGTGGACTAGGCAAGAAGCTAAAAACAACCAACTTGTATTACTTCCTCGTGGACACATGAAATCTAAATTAGTAGCATATAGAACAGCTTGGTGGTTAACTAAACATCCTGAAACGACTATATTATATGTATCAGCTACAGCAGATTTAGCTGAAAAACAATTATATCAAATTAAACAAATTATAGATAGTCCAATTTATAGACGTTATTGGTCTGAAATGTTACATCCTGAAGAAGGCAAAAGAGAACGATGGGCAGTAGCTGAAATAGCTGTTGATCATCCAAAAAGAAAAGAGGAAGGAGTAAGAGATGCCAGTGTTAAAGCAGTTGGACTTACTTCAAATACTACTGGTTTCCATGCTGATGTTGTTGTGCTTGACGACATTGTTGTGCCTGGTAATGCTTATACTGAAGAGGGACGAGATAAAGTATCGTCAGCATATAGTCAACTGGCTTCCATTGAAAATCCTGGTGCTTTTGAGTGGGTTGTTGGTACTCGTTATCACCCCAGAGATATATATGACACAATGGTAAATATGAAAGAAAGCATTTATGATGATGAAGGAGAAATGCTTGAAGAAGAGCCAGTTTATGAATTATTTCAACGAGTAGTAGAAACTAATGGTGAGTTTCTTTGGAGTAAACAAAAACGTAAAGATGGTAAATCATTTGGATTTGATGCAAAAGAATTAGCTCGTATTCGTGCTAAATATGTAGATCAAACTCAATTCTTTGCACAATATTATAATGATCCTAATAGTAAAGAAACAGCTAATTTAAGTGCAGATGATTTTCAATACTATGATCGTTCAGTCTTAACAAATAAAGAAGGAGACTGGTTTATAAGAGATCGTAAATTAAATATATATGCAGCGATTGACTTTGCTTTTAGTTTACGTAAAAAAGCTGACTATACAGCTCTTGTTATCATTGGTGTTGATAGTCAAGCTAATTATTATGTATTAGATATAG